TTCATAATCTATCAAGCCTTGTTCAATTTCTATTTCTGTAGGTTTAGTCTGTTTTGTGTCTAGCCATTGTAATTCATCTCCAGATAAAACCCACTCAGCGTTAGGCCTAATATGTTTCAATGCTAAAACTAAATCATTATGTTGCATTTTATACCCCTATTTCTAACAAGGTAATAGAGCCTACCTGGCTGCTGCCTTGCGCCGTAACGCTGCCGCTATCGGCTGTATCTTGTACGTTAAATTGTGTTTTGTAAGTTGTACTTGACGTAGTAGCAGGGCTATCTAAATAAGAAATACTATAATTCCATCTAAATTGTATTCTTGTTGAGCCGCTTGCTTGACTATAACCGCTATCCGCGCCACCGCCGCCCGTATCTGGTGAACCGTATATTCTTGTAGCACCTCTCATTAATCTTAAGTTCATACCAGCTAAAGACGTAATGCGGTCTATCCATATTGGTTGAGATACTAAAACTAAAACTTTACTACTAGCTAAAGTAGGTGTAATACTTGCGCTTAATCCTGTATCGGTCATTGTTAAAGAGGTTACAGTAGTTGTTGTTGAGTAAGTACCTTGTACTACCTGCAATACTTTACCGCCGCCGCCGGCTGAGGGTACGGCAAATTGAAAAAATATAGCGGTGCTTGCGCTAGTAAAATATAAAATGCCGCCTTGATATTGTGCCAAAGCTAGTGAGCCAGACGTATTTACTGTGGCTGTACCAGCTGTAATAGTGCAAGTACCAGCGCCTATATTTTGTATGCTTACAGTATCACCGGCGCTAAATAAACTTGTGTTTACAGTTATTGTAGTTGCACCGGCAGCGTTCATAGCTATACGTGTACCTGCATCTGCCGCTACTAATACATAACTAGCGGTCTTTGTGCTAGCTGCCCCGCCCGTCATAGCTGTTTGTTGTAAATCGGTCATTTGTGCAGCCGTCAAAACTTGGCCCGTGGTAAAAGTTTGTTTTGCCATAGTTACCCCCTAATAAGCCAATACGCCGCTGTCTAGCAGCCCATATATGGCAGAGTCTAGTATAAAGCCGTCTATTATCGGCTCTAGTGTGGTTAGTGTCGTTTTCCAGCTATTAGGCGTAATTGCCATAGCTACGCCAAACACCTGTAAAGTCTTAGTTAAAGTAGATGAGCCCGGCTGGTTTGTAGTAATAGTTATAGGGTCAAAAAAATCTAAATCTAGGGCGGCAATTATGCCGGCATTATAGTTATCTGTGTATAAATCTAAGGTAATGGCATCACATCTTATAGAGGTTTCTTTACGGCTAGCTACATAAGCCTGAGCGTAATCTAGGGCTACGGCATCTGTCTGCATTAGCAGATTTTGTTGGTTATAGCTGTGTGCAAAATACTTAGCTACGCTAGCTGCATCTGTAGCTAATTGTGCCGTGCCACCCGTACGAGTAATGCTAGCTTGATTATAAACCAACGTATCATCTAAGCGCCAAACCGCATCAAAATAACCTATATTTGTGCCATTATCGTTAAACACGGTAGGTGTGCCACCTATGCTAGCTGTAGTTACCTGCCTATCTTGAAATACAAAGCTGCCCGTAGCATCTACATAAAGCGCCCCGTACTCACTTAGAGTCACCGTTTCCATAGCTGCAAGGCTAGTACGGACCGTGCCGGGGTCTGCCTGTAGCGTAGTTAACCCTGCATCTACGTCACGCATAGAGCTAGGCCAACCTATCTGGTCTAATATTTGATTAATGCGTGTGCCGGATAGGTTACCCGCGGTAGCCCCTGTTACTGTGGCTATTTGTGCATTTTGGGCAAGTCTAAACGCATCTACCGCCGTTATTGTGGTATAAACAACATCAAGCGCATTTTTAGGCGTAGTAGTGCTATAGCTAGTAATAAATCCGCTAAAGATAGGGTAAGTAACGCTGTTATAAGTAGCCGATATAGCTACTTTACGCATAGGGTCAAGCAAGCCAAAATAAGGGCTGCCGGGATTTTGCGGGTTAAAATCGCCGTTTTGGTCTACTATGCGTAATGTAAGTGTGCCGGTCTGAAATCTATCGGCTTGTGCGTTACGGCCTCTTTTAGTTTGTATGCTATCTACTACATTAGATACATCTACAATTACTGCGGTGCTATCAGCTAATACGTTTGTATCTAATATACCCTCACCTAAAATCATAGCTTGGGCAAAGCTAGGGCCAGTACTAAAGTTAATAACCGCGTTTATTGTCGGTAACGTCATTGTGCTATTACATTTCCAGTATAGGTTAAAGAATTGCCATAGCGGGTATTTTCTATAACTGCATTTTGTACTACTTCAATAAGACCGCTAGTTTTATCTATGATTTCTACGCGTATAGGTTCATCACGCATACGGAAAGCCGCCGGGTTAAAAAAGTCTGGCAAACCCGCGCTTGTAAGGCTTGCTGTAGCTATATTTAATGCGCGCTCACTTTCAGCAAAAAGCGCATCTGCTAACGCTAACTCTGACTCAGCCAAGGCACTAAGAGCGTCTGCGTGGGCCTCTACAGCTCTAATAGCATTTGGGTCACCTGATTTATAACGGCTAGCTATATCTTCATCTAAAATGCTATCATTAGCATTTCTTGTACTAGGTATAATTGGGCTTAGAAAATCAAAACGCATACCCATAATAGCCATAAGTTTAGCTATAGCATCATCTAGGTTTTTTAGGTTTATTAAATCTTTAGGTACAAAACTATCTAAAATCTTATCTATATCTGTTAATTTATAAGTTTGATTTTGCAAAGTAGCTAATATAGCTAGCTCTTTATTTAATTGCTCAGATAAGGTAGTAGCACGTTTTACGTCTTTATCTGCTATAGCATCTTCTAACTCTAGCATTAACTGTTTTACTGTTAGGCGCTGTGCCTCATTAGCTAGCTGTAATTTTTGCTGGTCTGTAGCCGCTGTGCCTAGTTTTTGTATATTTTCTTGCGTAGATAAAATAGCTGCCGCTATTTGTATTTTGTCTAGGTCAAATACATCTTCACCCTTGCCTAAAGCTAGGGCAGCTTTATCTAAAGCTAGTTGGTCTTTTTTATTTTTTAATTGTTTTGCTTGCTCGGCAGTTTTCTTTTTATCTACTGCTAGAGCTTTTGCATTACCTTTATCTAGCGCCGCTTGTATTTTTGCACGATTTTTAGCAGCTGCTATTTCTTTAACAGGGTCTAAAATACGCCCGCCTAATGCCGCGCGCTGTGCTACCTCTAACTCACCTTTTTTTATTAGTTTATCTATTAAAGGTGCAATATAAGTACCCGCTACAGGTATGGCAGTTGCCAGATTAGCTAAGCCAAACCCGCCCTCTGGGGTTTCTATACCTACTTGTTTTACTAATAAAGCCAACCCTCTAAGCGCGTTAGCAGTTTCATCACTAAGCCGCTTCATACTGTCGGCAGCTGTATCTATACCATTAGTGCCGCCTAAAATAGTTATAGCATCTACTAGGCCCGCCCCTATAGTTTCTTTAGCTCTATCACTTTCTATAGTTAAAGTTTTCATACGGCCTTCAAACGTATCTACAGCCCTAGCCGCTGAGCCCTTAAACTTGGCCTCTAAAATATCTAAAATATCGTCTAACTCACCGTAAGCTAATAAGTTTTTATCTAAACCTACATTTAATTTACCTAGCGCCGCTGTATTGCCCGACATAGCCCGGCTAATAGCTGCCGTAACGCTAGTTAAATCTTTACCTGTACCGGCTGATATATCTAAAGATATACCTAATAGTTTTTGCGCTTTGTCTACGTCCTCAGTAACTCTAGCTAATTGACTAAACGCAGGTACTAATTTATCGCCGCCTACCTTTGTTACATCTTCCATTTTGTCTAAAAATTGGTCTACCTCTGTAAATCTAAAACCTTGATTTAAGCTATCTAATGCGCCTTTTAGTTGCGCTATTTCTTTTTGTTGGTCATTAAATGCCTTGATAGATACCCGGGCAAACTGCACTACAGCGCCTACGCTAAAGGCTAAGCCAAACGATTTAGCTAGACTTTTTACGCCTTTTTCTAATTTAGTAGTCGCCGTTTCGGCTTGCTTAAACGCTTTTTTACCTGTGAACTCAGAGGCTATATTTACTACTACTTGTGGGTCTACAGCCATTATGCCGCCGCCTTAAAATTATTATTAAATATAATCTTAGTTTTTTCTATAGCTTTAATTACAGCTGCATTAGTTTTGCCGCCGTCCTCAGCCCACGCTCTATAGATAGCGCGGCCTCTCATTTTTCTAGACCTACGCCCTGCACCTGTTTGGTTATTAGCATCTACTATTTGACCTGTGGCATCTATGGCATCTATAAACTGTTTACCCGCGTTAGGGTTTAGGCTTTGTGAGTATTGTTTACCGGTATGTCTTGTTTTATCATAAACACCATTTAAGTAACGGTCTACCATAGGCCCTTGAGGTCTGCCCTGTGGATTAAGTCGCCCGGCGGTTTCATAAATAGTACCTGCCGCGCTAACGTTAGCTATACGGGCTAAAGCTCTAAACCCGCTCCTATTAACTTTACTAGGCGCTGTCCTATAACCTATACCTCTTTTAGCGGCAGCTGCATCAAATCTGGGAAATTGTCTATAGTTGGTATCGCTAGCCTCTGCCTTACTCCAACCGCTTAAAACAGTATTAGGTATAAAACCGCGGGCTTTTGTTACTATAGGTTTGAGCAACGCTGCCATTTCTTTTTGCAATTCTTTAGATAAATCCGGCGTAAACTTGCGTAATGCCTTGCGCGCTTCAATAGCGCCGCTTAACTCTGTTGGCATCTTGCACCGCCTTAGCTCTGTCTGTTAAAACCTTTAATATATTCTTAAACATTACATCATCTAAGTCTAATAAGTATTGGGGCGGTATTCCGGTTTCTACTGCAATTTGTGCAATAAGATAACCAAAACTACCGCGCCCAACTATTCCAGGGGGTCATCATCTAGTACCTCAACTTTAGCTAAGGTTTCTAGAAAATCTGCCCCAAAACTTTTTACGGCTTCCCCGCTTGTGCGTAAACACTCCCAAGCAAGCCAATAAACGTCACTCTGTTTTTCATCATCTCTAAAGGCTTTGTGAAAACCTTTCTTTGCATACAGCTCAAAGGCGTACTCAATACGGGGCGTAATCTTATGCTCGGTTACGCTGCCGTCTGCCCTTGTTATTTTAAGTTTTGCCATTGTTGCCCCTTTGTTTTAGTTATGGTGTGGTGTCTACTACGATAGGTGAGTTACAAGTAAATGTAAGGCTCTGGCTACTAATATCCCCAACAGCGCCGTTAATATCTGTTGTATTGTTTACCAAAATTGTAGTTTGATATTCTGGGTTCGTTGTAGATATAGCGGCGCTAGTTTGCTTAAGTGTTAGCGCTACAGTAGTACCCCACGCAGCTTGCAACGCGGCGCGTACTGCACCTGAACCGCTTGCTGCATTATCATTTAGAAAATCAAGCGTAATAGTGCTAGCTTCCAAACCTTTGACGAACTTGTGAGCTGTATCGCCCATAGCTGTTACTTCCAGCTCATCAAAGCTACGGTTGATAGTTGCGCTAGTAACGTGGTCTGATAAGTCCACGCTATTGAGCGTAACTACTACGCCATTAGATAGGAAAATTGCCATTTGTTATACCTCTGTTTCTTGTGTCGGTGTTTCTGCGGGTGTTTCTTTTTTCTTTGTTTCTTTAACCTCTTTAGGCAATTCTTGCCCTATCTTGATTAGAAACGCTTTATCCTCATCTGTAAGTGCCATTTTAGCTCCAGCTCGTTAGTACGGTTATTTGTAAATCACTTGTTAGTAAGTCGCCGCTAGGTAACGTTAAAACGCTAGGTGCAGTTACAGCGGTAACGTTAAATACAATAGAGCTAGCAGCCAATTTATTAAACACCGCTACTATTGTGTCCTCTATGCCTTGCAGGTTGCCTTCATTAGAAAACATAGGCACGGTCATAATTATCTTAAAATTAGCTAGCGGTGAAATGCCGGCTTGTGAGTTATTGCTAGGCGTAAGGTACGGGTCTGCCGGGGCTACTACTACGCTGTTAGCTACTATTGTGCTAGGTGGAAAACTAAAAGTACTCCAAACAGCGTTATTAGCTAAGGCAGCGGCTATAGTAGAGCGTAGTGTAGTTATCGCGGCTGGCATTATCCCACCATAGCGTTAGGCGATAAGTAAGGCGCTAACAAACCGCGTATTGATGCCATTAAAGTATTAGACATCTT